GGGATGGTTACAGTAGGACTACTTACGATAATACCATGTTTATGACTTACGGCACACAAAATCTTGAGTACATTCCATCATTAGGTAAATGGAAGTATAAAAATAAATACTATGACTATATTGGATTGCTGAAATTTGTAAGCAAATATTTTAAACGTAACTTTCTAAATAAAAAAATAACTTATGGCAAAATTCGTCGGCATTGACCCATCTATGAGGCTTAACGGATTTGCCGTGTGTATTATTGATGAGGATAAAGTTTATTTTGGAAAGTACAAGAAACTTGCCGACTGGGCAAGGGATGCTTTGACCTGGGCTACAGATATAAAGGTAGTTGTAGAAGATTCATCTTTACAGAATATTACCTTTAGGAAGTATGTTGATGGCAAGGCAAGGACAAAGATTAGTCGAAATGTCGGCATGAACCAAGGTGCAAGTAGATTTACTATTGATTGGTTGGAATTGTATGGACATACTGTAAAAGGAATATCACCACAGGATAAAGGCAGCAAATGGACATTGGATTATGCCATGTCCGTAATTAAAGGAATGAAGCTTGAAGTGACTGGAAACAAAAAATTATCACAAGATGAAATTGACGCATTTCAATTAGCGTTAATATCAAAAGCATATTTCAAATGATACAGGAAAAAGTTATTAGAAAACGTCTTAACAATCTTGAAAAGATTTATATTGCTGAATCGCTAAAAGATAAAAATAAACAAGATAAATGGTTTATGGGCATTATTGAACATCGCATGAAACAAGAGAAAACTAAACTTACACTTTTAAAAATTGGAACACATGGCTGCTAAAACGTATGGACTGGATAAGAAGCAGATAGCACTTTGTGATGCTATGATAGCAAAGTATCCAAAAGGAATTAAGACAAATAATGTCGTATCCTCCGCATCAACACTTGTATCTTTTTATAATTCCAAAGATGAAAGAAACAAACAATTTTACCAGTATATGAATCCAGAAAGAATGGTATCTTTGTTATGGCAGGTAGTTAAAATAAACAACGAGAAAGAGGATGTGAAAGAATCAGCCGTTAGATTATTGAATAAGTTGTTAGAGGATATAGTTGTTAATTAGTGTTTGTTGATGTTTAAGGTGTTTAAGAGGCGCAAGAGAGATACTTGCGCCTTTTTTATTCCCACACTACACCTTGCTGTACTGCGTAGTCTAAGATGCCCTTTGCGTGCGCTTTAGCAATACTCTGCTGCCAAGACAAATCAATCATTAATCCGGCATCAGAATAATTGGTAAAAAAGCCATTCTCCGACAACACCGCAGGCATTGACACATTGGTAAGCATAGTAAACCTTGCCTCCCTATCTAAATCACCATCTAAATAATCAGCTCTATGCACCCAGCCTGGTGTACTACTCTTTACCTGCTCCCCGATGCAAGTTGCAAGCAGATCCGCTTTCGTTTGTCCTGGTGATGTAAATATCTCCCATCCTCTGGCAGTTGTTGCTGCGGCAGCATTGCCATGAATAGAAACAAGTACAGAGTGTTTAGCTACAGATGCGTAGGAGTTGGCAAGTTGGCAGCGTTTATTCAATGTTGTGTCATTGATAGGCTCGTATATCTTTTTGACTTGGAAGCCGTAGTCAAGAAGGTATTGCTCTAAATAATTAGCTAAAGAGCGATTAAACACACCTTCAAAAAACCATCCATAGGAATGAAACTTGCCTGTGCGATGTTGATAGCACTTTGAAGGATAGGTAACATATTTCTCTGGGCCCGTTCCATTCCTCATGCCACCATGCCCGGCATCAAGGCATATTAAAAATTCATTTGCTTTCATGTTTTATATTTTTAAGGGGAGAAGAAATTAATCAACTCCCCTCGGCACTAAGGTAGCGATTCTGTCTGCGCCTATAACTTAAATCCGATGAGCGCAAAGGCTGCGCCTACGATTGATAATTTTGGAGGTAAAGTAACCGAAATTTCTTTGCTTCCGCATTCACGGCTTGTTTCCTTTATTTTATCCCAAATGATTTGAGCCAATTTAATGTACTCTCTCCATGTAAATTTCACCTTGTTTCCCTCCATAAAAACGTTTACCTCTCCGGCAAGTTCCGCTATGTTCATAGAATAACAAGCAATGTCACCTATTGGACTTTTGATTGTGTCTGCGCTTTTTAAAACCTCTTTTAAATTAGTCTGCATATTATTTGTTTTTAACGTCTGAAAAATCTTGATATTAATGTCCCTAATTCAACGCCAGTAATCCGCTTGATGTTTTCCGCCACGCTAAATAATTCTGTTGCAGAGATCATCATTGCCACCATGTAGGTTATTGGAAATGGGATTGAAAAGGTATTTTTTGCACCTTCAAAAATAAGAATGGCTACAAAGTAGATTACTATTTTTTCAGTAGTACGATAAAGTCCTTTACTGGTTATAATTTGATTTTGCTTCTTTGATGCCTTGATTCCCGTGATTGTGTCTGCAAAAACCACGGCGACCGTAAAAAGCAAGAATCCCTTAATAGGTACAAAGAACGAAGCAATGAAGCCGCAGCAAAGGGAGAAGGCAATGAACTCGTAGCCTTGGTAAAAAAGTTTTAGTATTATTGATTTCATATTATTTTAATTTATTTGGGTTTGTATCCAATTTGTACCATCGCTTACTAATGTACAAAATTGACTTCCACTTGTACCTGTTAAAATTATAGTGGTTGTCGCACCAGCATGACTTACATCTATTGCTATAATATTAGATGATGCTGATAATACTACACCAGCAGCACTATTTCTTATATGTATTTCCTTTCCAGGATAAGTTGCAGCACTTGGCAAAGTAATAGTAAAATTACTTGTTTGATGAATATTTAACCATGTAGTTGCTATACCTAAAGTTATAGATGTGCTTGTTGTATTAACAACATTTCTTTCAAGCGATGTAGCTTTTATTGCAGCTCCAAAAGTACCTTTTAAATCTACATTTAATGTACCATCAACCTCCATGTTGCCATTTGTAGTTAAATTGTCATTAAAAGTTTTTGCACCTCCAAATTGTTGAGATGTAGTAGTAACTACTCCAGAAGTTGATGTACCATTGGCAGCTGAAATAGATATTTGAGGAGTTGTGGTAGAGTTTATAACACTTAATGGAGATGTAGTTGTAACGCTTGTAACCGTTCCAGATCCTCCACTATATTGCGGTATATTTAATGTTGCACCAACTAAAGTAGCAGCTCCGCTTGTTCCAGTAGTAGTTAATGTAATAGCGTTTTGTTTGCTATTAAAGGTTGTCCAATCAGTTGATGATAAATAACCATTTGCAACACTTGTAGCAACTGGTATAGATATTGTTCTATCGCCAGCTAAACTACCTCCTCCTGTTAAAGGTGCTTGAGGTGTTATTGTAGTAGCTATATTTGGTACTTGTAAATTAGTTCTTGCTTGGCTAATTGTTGTTGCCGCAGTACCTCCGTTTGCAATAGGCAAAGCAGAACCACTTAATGATACCGCTAATGTACCGCTTGAAGTTACAGGACTGCCAGATACGGAAAGAAATGTAGGTACAGTCATTGCTACGCTTGTAACTGTGCCATTTCCTTTGCCATTAAAAGTAGTCCAATCTGTACTTGATAAAAATCCATTTACACTTCCACTTGCTTGTGTAATAGAAAATGTTCTATTTGCAGATAAATCACCTCCTCCTTGCAGTGGTGCAGTTGTAGATATTGACCTTGTTAAAGGTGTGTAAGTCGCAGCTGCAACACCTGTTCGCAAATAATTTGTCAACATACTTGCCGTATCGCTGACCAACAATGCCGCAGTTGTATCGCGCCAAAGTCCACCAGAATAATATAAACTTGATTTTTCAACCGGTGAAGAAATTGCAAGATCATGGAGCTCATGCAATGCGTAACCAGATGCTACTCTTATTGATATTGTGCCATTGTTTACATGAGAATTAATACAAAAACCTATTGGCATATCAATGTTTGGCGCAACTGGTTCAACATCTGTCCAAACACCTGCAGTCGTTGGAGATGGGTAAAGGATTGCACCATCCGCAAAGGTATCTGTGTTGACTTGTCTTATCTTGCCAAAGGAAATAACATAGCCATCTTCTCCGTTGCTTAAATCATGTGCCGTTATTCCTAATAAATATTTAGCATCAATAGTGCCATTGGCTATAAACTTTGCAATAGTTATTCTACCACTTGCACCAACCGTGCCATTAGCATACACGATGCTGCCTTTTGTAATAGTTGAGCCTGTTTGATTCTTAACTAACCAAAAGTTTTTAAATCCTAATTCGTTTGGCACTTTGTCGTACATTCCTAAAACCACTGTACCTAACTCCGAATCCCATCGCATTTTTGCCGTGTCCACATTGTTAGGGGATACGCTTGTTTTAAAAAACAATGAGTCAATAGGCTGTGAAAAATTGTTGTTTACAATGACTGTATCGCTATTATTAAACTGCCATCCTCCTTTAGTCTTAATATAGCTAAATAAGACATTGTTAACTGTGTCAAATAAATGGTAGGCATTATTTAAAGTAGAAGGTTTTAAAGCCGTTGTATCGTTTGACCTTCCCCTAAAAACAAGACCATCGCCCGTAGTCTGATAACCAAGTCTCTGTTTGTTCCCCGTTGCTGGATACTGGGCAAAGGCAAAGGTGCAGGAGAGGAGAAGGAGAAAGGATAGTGTTTCTCTCTTTTTTAGAATCTTAATTTTGTTTATCATTTTACCTATGTATTTTCTTCCTAAACCAAGAGCCAGCTCTTGCACTAAAACACCTGCAACGCGCCCAATGGCTTTTAAAAACTTTCTTTCTTTCTTAGGTGTAGGTATTTGTTCCATTAGTTTATATTTATTGCAAATACAATGTAATTACTTCCATCGTAATGTGTGTTAGAATCTATGGTAATAGTATCAGGTAGTGTAATAGAATATTGACTATCTACTAATTTCTGCCCGTTTTGGTAAACGTGAATAGCTGCTAATAAATTAGTTGTCGGCAACTTGCCGCTATTTTGTGTCCAGGTTAATATAGCAGATGTTGTATCAAGAAATTCTTGATTAAAGATAGAAACGGCAGAGCCATTTACTGTAACATTATTTATTGTTTCTGTAACATTATTATTTACCACTCCGCCACTTCCTGCGTTATTAGCAACTTCTGCAAAGTCGCGAGGTTTCGATAAAACTGTTCTTTCGGTGTAATTAGGCATCGAGTTCTATTTTAAAGTAATCACCTTGCCAAATCTCTGTTTTTAAATCAAAACTACCTCTTTCAAAAACGTAATATCCAGATGAATATTCTATGACCTTGTGAGGAAGGTAAGGATTGTCAACTGATAAATTTTGGAATGGCATATCAACCATGCGTAACT